TACACTTCTAGCTTCGTCGGCAGCGTCAGATGTGTATAAGAGACAGCTATTAATATTTTCTAATGGATATTTTTTACCAGTTGGAGTACCATCTGGTAAAATAAGGTATTTAGTGGCTTTTTCCACTTTTAATCTACAAATCCACTTATAATTTTTATTGTCATAAAGAATTCCAAAGTAACTTGCCGTATCACGATAATAAATGCGGTCAACTGGAAGTATTTTATAGAGAATGGCCTTTATGATTGCATAACCGTCTAATTCTTCTTGCGTGGTATTGATTTTGTTCTCAACATCTTCCGCTTGTTCATTTTCTTGCTGGTTATTTGGTATTTCTGCTGGAGAAGCTTGGGTATCAATTGCATTAGACGCTGGTTTGTTTAAAGCCGCAGTAATACGATCATTCATCAAGTCATTAACAAATTGATTGAGGGATTTTTTGATAACTGGTTTAAATTTATCGCAGATGCTTTGAGTTTTTCTACCACAATAGATTTCTCCTAAAACATAATCAATGAAGTTATCTTCGGGGTCATCCATTTGCTTTTTTAATAAAGTTTTTATTTGATTAGAATATTTTAAATCTTCTGCAGCACTAAGTACTGCTTCGACATTAAAACCTGATTTATGAAATTTTTTTAATTCGTTAACATCTTGATCCTTCATTTGTGTTATATCAAACATGAAAAATGGAGTTTGATCCATTTTATTTGGGTCATCAAGATCTGTAAAAAATCTATATTCCACACCATTAGTCAAAATGCCAAATTTAGCTTTAGTTGTTGCAAAATATCTGAAGAGCTGTCCACCATGTTTTTCTAATGGTTCTCCACACCATTTGGCTTCAATAAGAATAGTAGGTTCTCCATCTGTTAAAATAGCATAATCTACTTTTTCACCTTTTTTTATGCCAACATCAGCAGTATACTCAGGAACAAATTCTAATGGATTAAATATATCATAACCCAATAACTGAAAGAAAGGCATAATTAAGGAGGTTTTTGTTGCCTCTTCTGTTTGAATTGATGTTTGAAGTGTTCCAACTCTTTTTGATAAAATTTTTACTTGATCTACGAAGTCCATGAAATCATCCCCAGTTTCTTAAAAATTTTTTCTAACCTGAATAACCTTACCGAAAATTTTAACGACATTCATCTCTTTGCCAGAAAAAATTCTAGGTGGATAAGCAGGATTTGCAGCTTCCAATATCATTACATTATCGTGATATCTGACACGCTTTAGAGTGCCTTCCTCACCATTTATAATGACTACTGCAAGTTCACCGTTCTCAATAGTACATTGACGTCTAACAATGGCGATATCGCCTTCAGAGATGCCTAAGTCTTTCATGCTGTCTCCTCTACATACAAAAGCAGCAATATCTCCAGTAAGACTATCGTCAATATAAATGTATCCTTCTAAGTACTGAAATGCCAATCCATTGACTCCGCATTTTACGGAGCCAATGATTGGTATTTTTTTGTTTTCTACAACAGGTCCAATATAGTTTGATAGTTTATTTGGATCTACATCATTACCAAGTAAATAATCCGTAGTAACACCAAATTTTTGAGCTAATTTTAATATTACATCATTTGAGGGCATACGTTGACCTAATTCATAAAACGAAATGGCTTTTGGGGTAACACCAAGAAAATCTGCTAAGTCTTTTTGTGTAATATCTTTTTCTAGTCTCAATTGTTTTATTCTAGTACCAATCATAATGATAAACCTCTTTCCTGTACTACAAGTTCATTATATAATATTTTTTCTAAAAAATCTATTGACACTCCACAAAATGTACTGTACAATATGTACATAGAGAAAGGAGGAGCAAAATGAATAAATTAAAAGAAATTAGAGTGAAAAATAATATTAGCCAAGAGTTACTTGCTTGTAAGGTTGGTGTTACTGTTAGATATATTGCTTTTCTTGAGAGCGGGGCTAGAAAACCATCAATAGATGTGGCTTTTAGAATTGCCAAAGCTTTAAATAGTACTGTTGATGATATTTTTTTGCCTTACGAATGTACAGGTTGTTCATAAGATGTTAGAAGGGAGCATAAATAATGCGAATGACACTAAAAGCCTTCTGTGAAAAGTACGGCTTTTCGTATCGAGGGATGCAAGACAGGGCAGCAAAAGGAGAGTTTCCTCACTCTGGTGGTGGTAAGAAAGGTTCGCTGATATATGTATTTGATGATACGCTTTTAGAATTTTTTAGACAGCAGGATGAAGAAAACGCCAGGAAAAAGGCAGCAGCGATTCATCAAGCAAAATGCAGACCTACATGTATGAAACACCGCCGGAAGAAAGATCAAATATCTACCGACAATTGGGCAGAGGAGTTACGCAAGGGTATTGAAAAGCGTAAAGCAGAGAGAGCCGCTCAGAAGCTTGCTGAACAGGCTGTTTGATTACTTGAAATAATATCACGAAAGGAGAGTTGCAACATGCAAAAAAACAGCATGAACCCTTATTTAAATGCTCGACTTTTTGCAGGTATGACAAGGCCTAAAGCGGCTATGTTATTGATAGTATCAGAGCGTAGCCTTGCAGAATACGAACTAGACGGAAGGGCTGTTCCTGATTGGCTGGTTTTAAAAATGACTGAAATGTATCGTACTCCTTGGCTTAGGGTACAACACTTACAGCGAAACCCTGTCTTTTGCGATATTTTCGGTTTAGTGCCGATTAACGATACAGAGGGCATAAAGATATTAAGGGTACATAAAGAAGTATCTGACGTGTCAAAACTTTTGCCTGAGATGGTAGAAAAAACACTAAATAAAACTGAACTTGGCAGCAGAATGATAAAAGAATGTAGAGAAGCAGCACAGTCATTATTAGCACTGATTGGCTCAGAAAGAGAGGTAGCCAAATGAAGAACATTTATAAAGATATTTACTTAGTGTACTTATCAGCGGTTGATGCAATAACAAACTTACTTGATAGTATTGCAAGGTATCCGGCTATGTGGCTGCTGACTGTAGTAGCAACACTGGTAGCAGTACGAATGATCTACAACATTGGTTACGCTATGGGGCAGGTGGCAGGATTATGATTAGAGATTTTACCGTAGCAACTACTGCAATATTTATTGGAACATACGTAGCTATTATGGCTGCTGTAGTGACAGTAGGGGTGTTGAGATGATTAGGCAAAAGAAAAAGAGCTACCAACGGAGCAACGTTGATAGCTCAGGGTGGACATGTAAATTTTACGAAGTTTAGCGTCCACCTTCATTTTAGCAAAAGAATTGGAGGATTGCAAGTATGGATAAATTTGACGATTTAGTATATTCGCTGCGCTATGAAGCAGAATCTATTTTAGAGAATCTGAAAGAAATGGATGATCTAGATGGTGATGAAGCCAAAATTAGCATATTGCTGAAATGGATTAAAAGTAGTGCAAACATTATTGAAGATAGAATTGAAAATTGGAGCGTGTAAATATGAAACTTTATGAAATTGATCAACAATTAGAACGGTTACTAGAACTTGACACTGAAAGAATGGTAGATACTGAAACAGGTGAGATATTGACTGCCGAGGATATTGATAAGCTGCAGATGGATAGGGCTGAAAAAATAGAAGGTTGCCTTTTGGTAATAAAAAATAAACTTGCTGAAGCTGACGCTATTGATGCCGAAATGAAAAAGCTGGCTGACAGGAAACGTAGTCTAAACAATAAAGCAATATGGTTACAGGAATATGTTGCTTCTAGTCTTAATGGAGAGACTTTCAGTACATCAAAGGTTGCTGTAACGTATAGGAAAAGTGAAGCAATCGAAGTCCTAGACATTGATAAAATTTCCCCAGAGTACATTAAAACTACTATTTCAGCTGACAAGACAGCAATTAAAAAAGCTATTAAGGCTGGCGAAGTGGTAGACGGAGCACAACTTATAGAACGAATGAATATGCAGATCAAGTGAGGTGAGATACACATGGTTGATATATATAAAGCTTTATCAAAACCGCCTGAAGATGCATTGAAAATAATTCAAGCAGGTAATCTAAGGGGAAAAAGTGATATAAACCCACAATGGAAGATTGAAGCTATTACTGCTCAGTTTGGCTTGTGTGGTATTGGGTGGAAATTTGAAATTTTAGATAAGACTATATATCCATTAGAGGATAAACAAATATTACTGTATATGACTGTAGCTTTGTTTATAAAAAACGGTGAGAGTTGGAGCGAACCTATCATTGGTTGTGGGGGCGACTTCATTGTTCAAAAATATAAAACTGGACTTACGGCAAATGACGAAGCCTTTAAGATGTGTCTTACTGACGCACTTGGTAATGCTATGAAAAACATAGGTGTTGCAGCAGATGTGTATCGTGGTTTTTGTGATGGTAAATATAGTGTTCGAGAAAGACGGCAATCTGTTGAACCATCAACCACTAAAACAACAAATAATGTAGAAGCACCTACACCAATCAACAAAACAAAGCCTGCTTTTCCTGATGAAAATACTGGTCCACAGTTTTTGATGTGTCAAGAATGTACGGTTGAAATTAGCAAAAAAGTACATGATTATAGCGTGCAGAAATTTGGCAGACCACTTTGTATGAACTGTCAAAAGGCAGCAGCAAAATGAAGATCACGGTGAAAGACCTTCAGCTGATACAGACATGGCAGGGGACAAGTGTTGTGATTCCTCTGTCATCGTCAGAGGCAGAAGAGGTCGCAGAACTTAAGAAAAAGGCTGACGAGGGCAAACCCTTGCAGCTTGAATTAAAAATCGCTAGGAAGCAGCGTAGCCTTGATGCAAATGCGGCATTATGGTTTTTACTTGGAGAAATGGCGGCTAAATTACGGACAAATAAAGATGCGCTATATCTTGAAATGTTGGGGCGATATGGAGTATTTACGCATATCATTGCAAAACCGAATGCAGCAGAACGATTTAAAGCTCAATGGCGTACTGTTAAGGAGCTTGGAGAAGTTACTGTTAATGGACGGACTGGTAAACAGCTGCAGTGTTATTTTGGCAGTAGTACTTATAATACGCTTGAATTTAGCCGGTTATTAGATGGAACGATTAATGACGCAAAGGAAATTGGTATAAACCTTATTTCTGATGCTGACAGGGCACTTATGCTTGAAGAATGGGGTAAGTAAAATGGCTAAGAGTATCATGCAGAGTAGAAAATACTGTTATAAATGCGGAATCGAAACAGGACTGCATCTGCACCATATCTACTACGGTACCGGGAAGCGGAAAATAAGCGACAAAAATGGCTTTACCTGCTGGTTGTGTTGGAGGTGTCATAACTCAGTACATAATGGTGGAGTACTTGGAGATTTGTTAAAAAGCTCCTGTCAAAAGGTTTTTGAAAAAACCAACACCAGAGAAGAATTTATGAAGATTATCGGAAGAAATTATTTAGACGACTGAAAGGATTATCATGAACTACGTTGCACAGATGAATGCGTTTTGGAGCTGGCGGTTACTCAACCAACTTAATAGTCGAGCTGCTGATTTGTATATGGCATTATTGCATTTCAACAATTTAGGCGGCTGGCAAAAAGAGTTTACCGTGTCCAGCACGATGCTGCAATCGGTGTGTGGAATTTCTCGGACTGAATTAAGTAGGCATAGGAATACTCTAATTCAGATGGGGCTGATTTCATACCAGGGCGGCAAAGGTAGTCGATCAGGTTTTTATCAGATATTTGATTTGTGTATCGTATACCGAACACAAACTGATACACAACTTGTAACACAAACTGATACACAACCTGTAACACAATCTCGCGCGGAGAAGAAAGTATATATAAATAATATTATTAATAATAAACAAAACAAAACGAAACAAGAAAATGATTTGCCTGCGCGTGAAGATTTATTCAGGCAATCATATCGCCTATGGGAGACAAATGTGGGGCCTTTAACGCCTATCTTAGCAGAGAAGATATCTGAATTGGCGTTGGAGGTTGGTTTCCTTGTGCTCAAAATGGCGATAGAACGATCGCTGGAAAGAGGAAAAAGGACTTTTGCTTATATCCAGTCGGTGGCACGAAACATAGCAAATGGGAGTAGTGATAGTGATGGAAAGCCTAAGTGTAATAGCAAGCCGGATAATGCAGAGACACAATATAACGCCGGTAGTACAGAGCTACTCGGCACTGTCCTATGAGGAAATGGAGCAGGCTAGAGTTGAGAGCTTTAATTCGCACATTGGAGAACTCGAAGGCTATGACTGTAAGATTTGCCAAAATAGGGGTTATTTAGCGGAATTGAGTTCTAACAGCAATATGTGCGTCAGGGAGTGCGACTGCATGAAGATACGCCGGACAATGAAGCAAGTAGTTGAAACCGGTATAAATAAGGCTTATAGCTTTGAAAATTTCAAAGTCGCGAATGATTGGCAGCAGGCGATTGTCGATAAAGCAAAGCGATATGTTGCTGACCCTAAAGGCTGGTTTTATGTTGGTGGGCAGGTAGGAGCGGGCAAGACGCATATTTGCAGCGCGATATTCGGCGAACTGGTGCGCCGTGGCAACGAAGGTCACTATATGCTGTGGACGGATGAAGGGACAAGTTTAAAGGCCGCTGTGAATGATGTCAATGCTTATCGGGATATCATGAAACCATTGATGTCTGTAAAAGTTTTATATATCGACGACTTTTTAAAAGTCAAACAAGGAGAAAAACCGACAACGGCTGATATAAATCTAGCGTTTAAGTTGTTAAATGCACGTTATAACAATCCTGAATTACTGACTATAATCAGCAGCGAATGGTATTTGGGGGAAGTCAGAAATTTTGATGATGCTGTTGGAAGTAGAATCTTTGAAAAGACGCAGGAGTTTTGTGTAACGCTTGGACGTGAAGCTGATCGTAATTATCGAATGAGGAATAAGGAGCAATGGTAACGATGAAAAAGTATGAATTAACAGCAGAGTTTATAGAAAAATGGGGCAAGAAATTATTTAGGATTAAGGCTTTAATTAGCTTTGGGAGTGTTGAAGTTGGTGAACTTGGCGGATACGTAGAAAAAGAGGATAACTTAGCGCAGACTGGCAACGCTTGGGTGTACGGCAACGCTTGGGTGTACGGCAACGCTGAGGTGTACGGCGACGCTAGGGTGTACGGCAACGCTGAGGTGTCCGGCAACGCTAGGGTGTACGGCAACGCTGAGGTGTCCGGCAACGCTGAGGTGTACGGCGACGCTAGGGTGTACGGCAACGCTTGGGTGTACGGCGACGCTAGGGTGTACGGCGACGCTTGGGTGTACGGCGACGCTGAGGTGTACGGCGACGCTAGGGTGTACGGCGACGCTGAGGTGTCCGGCAACGCTGACTATTTACTAATTGGGCGTATTGGTAGTAGGTTTGGCTTCACTACGTTTTTTAAAAATAAAGAAAAAGGTATTACAGTTTCTTGTGGTTGTTTCTTGGGAACTATTGCTGAATTTAGGGCAAAGGTCACTGATACCCACGGCGATAACAAACACGCAAAGATGTATAACATGGCAGCAGATATGGCAGAGTTACAGATTTTAGGCGAAGAACATTTTGACAAACTGAATACTAATAAGTCAGAACTGTTTTGAGGTGAGATCATGAATTGCGATATATGCCATAAGGACACGATGTCGGGTAGCCATATAACCAGAGGACATAGATTTGAGTTGCGTATTTGTCCGAACTGCTTGATGTGGTCGGACGACCAACGAGCCGTAATAGCACGGGAAACCGTTAGTAAATTCAAGGTTTTACGAGAAAAGGAAGATATTAGCATAAGCAATGAATAGGGTGGGGAATTTTATGAATTACAGAGTAGAAAAAGATTTTGAATATAGAGGATTCAGATGTGTAGTAGTGGCTCAAAGAATGGGGCATAGATGCGGATATGTACAAATACCAAAAGAGCATCCATATTTTGAGCAACCTTGTGAAACAGTTGATAGATTCTTAGAGGTACATGGTGGGTTAACTTATGCAAAAATGAGTGATACTTATCCAGTGGAAACAGAGGAGAGCAGCTATTGGTTAGGTTTTGATTGCGCTCATTTTGGAGATGCAATCGATTTAGAGCTGATAAAAGAATTTGACATGCGAGCTTATGCAATTTATGCAAAGATGAGCGAGGAAGGTCATATGTGGACAGCAGATGATGTAAGCGAGGAACTAAAGAGAATGGCTGATCAACTGGCTCGGGTTGAAACTGCTAATGTGTGAGGTCGGCAATGAATAAAATCATATGTGGCGATGCACTTGACGTGTTTGGATGGAGCTATGAAGCAGATATACCGATAAATTTGTTTTAGGAGTTTGATATGAAGCACATCGTACAGTTTAGCGGTGGCAAGGATAGTACTTGTATGCTGCTAATGATGTTGGAAAAGGGTATGCAGATAGATGAGATTATATTTTGCGATACAGGCAAGGAGTTTCCGGGTATGTATGTCCACATTGGCAAGGTTGAGCAATACATAGGTCGAAAAATTACTACCTTAAAAGCTGAGAAGTCTTTTGAATATTATTTTTGCGAGTACACCAGAACCAAAGGAAAATTTAAAGGGATAAAGGGCTACGGTTGGGCATCTATGATGAACCGTTGGTGTACTGGACTTTTAAAAGAGAGCGTAACCGAAGAGTATTTCCGTGGAAAAGGTGATTACATAAAATACATCGGTATAGCGGCAGATGAACCGAAGCGACATAAAAACATTGCCAAAAACGTAATTCATCCGCTGTTCGACTGGGGTATCACCGAATCAATGGCACTAGAATATTGTTATAATTCCGGCTTCGATTGGAACGGATTATATAAAGATTTTAGGCGTGTTAGCTGCTACTTATGCCCGCTCCAAAGGATTGGAAATTGGCGACTTTTGCGAAAAAAATACCCTGAACTTTATGCGGACGCACTGCGTTTAGACAGATTAAACCCGCTGAAAGAAGACCAGCTGAAAAAAGGTTGGTTTAGCTTGGAGAAGCTAGAGCGTCGCTTTGCTTCAGAAGATTTGCAGCAAGAATTATTTTAATTTAAAACGGCTGCCCAGCTACTGCCTCGGCACTATATACAAGCAATGTGGCGCAAAAGGGAAGTATACCTGTGGAATGGCCTTACCACAGGGGGCAGCCTTTTAAATATAAGGAGTTGGAAATATGGCGAGAACAAGAATACTTGACGCTTGTTGTGGCAGTAGAATGTTTTGGTATGATCGAGATAATAAATACACAGTTTACCAGGATAACAGAGAATTGGATACTACGCTATGTGATGGGCGAAAGTTGGAAATTATGCCGGGTATTTTGGGGGATTTTCGGAAAATGATATATGCCGATAATTATTTTGATTTAGTGGTTTTTGACCCGCCGCATCTATTGAGAGCCGGGCAAAAGTCTTGGATAGCACAGAAATATGGAGTATTACCTAAAACTTGGAAAGAGGATATTGCGGCAGGATTTAAAGAGTGCTTCAGGGTACTTCGCCCATTTGGTACGTTGATTTTCAAGTGGAACGAGGAGCAAATACCTTTTAATGACGTAATAAAGTTGGCTCCTGAGCTTCCGCTGTTTGGCGATAAGCGTGGAAAAACTCGCTGGGTAGTATTTTGTAAGGGGGCTAGAGCCTGTGACTGAGTTACTGATAACGATACCGGGAGAACCGTGTGCACAAGGTAGACCGAGGTTTAGTACAGCAGGAGGTTTTGTTAAAGCATATGATCCGGCAAAAAGCAGGAATTACAAAGCATATGTAAAGCTTATTGCACAGGAAGAAATAAAAAACCAAGGCTGGAAATACACAGAATTGCCCTTAGCGGTCACGTTAAAGAAGTGAAAATGCTGCGGTATAAAAACAGCAAGCTTGGAAGCCAAAAGGCGAAGCTGAAAAGAGAGAGGCAGTAAATAATGAAAAAGCCTAAAATCAAATACATAGGCTGGTGCCATGAGTGCAAATACCTAGGCAGTTTTATTTGTGGTAACTGTAACCCCAGTAAGAAATACAGTTTTGGTAGACCGTCTGAATTTATAGCTAAGGTCAGGAGCGCGAATAGATTATGGAATTGATTAGCAAAGATGCTTTAGAAGCTAAATTAATGTTATGCATGGACATGAATAGGGCTGATTGGTCTTATAACAAAATGATTATGGCAAATAAAATGCTGGAAATTTTAGATCAAGAACCTATTATAGAAGAACGTAAGCACGGATACTGGATTGAACACCCTGAACATCCCGTAGGAGATTGTAGTATATGCGGTGAGCGTGTACCTATCTACGGCGGTAGCAAAAAATACAAAATCTGCCCTTATTGCGGGGCTATTATGGACGGCAAAGAAAAATGATAGTAGAAGGTAAAAAGATAACAGAAGAAATGAAGTCCTGCCCGTTCTGTGGCAGTAAAGAATTAAGATTGGGATACAATAACACGTTCGGTTGGCACTATGTATATTGCTTTATGTGCGGAAGTAGTGGCAGAGAAGATTTAAATGAGGAAATTGCTAAAGCTGCATGGAACGCGAGAAAGGGTGAAAGCAAATGACTGAATTAGAACCTTGCCCATTCTGCGGCGGTGGAGCAACAATGCGGGATGATGGTATACATATGCCCGTTATCGATCCTGATACCGGTGCCGTCGTAGATTGTAGGGACGAAGAAGCTGAAGGCTATATTATAGAATGCAGCAATTGTCCCGCTCAGATAGTAGCAATCAAAGAAACTGGCGAAAGCGAGGCTGAATTAGAGCAGAGAGCTATTAAAGCATGGAACAGACGGGAAGGAGAAGAAAAATGACAGATTACAAAAAATTATCAGAAGCCTTACAGACCATTCAAGACGAATGCCTAAAAAATAGAGATTGCGAGAAATGTCCGTTTTCTATGGTAAAGCATGGCAATAGTGATATGGGAGCATATGAATTGGCTAATCATATATGTGCAATTAAGGCTAATTTGCCTAGTGCTTGGCAAATTAAGCCCGTTGGTTTTATCCGGCAGGAATCGTATAGCCAAGAAATAGTTGTCTCTGAAGAACTAACTAAAAAGCAGGCAGAAGCTATATTAATAATATTGAATAATGAGGACGGTGTATTTGATGATTGAAATAGGCGATAATTTAGCGATGATAATTTATTTTGCTATTATGTGTGGGTTTTTAGTATTTTGTTTTGGTCGGAGGTAGTAATATGAATTATTTAGAAAAAGTGTCTATGGGTCTTGTAATTTTAGCATTTACAATTATAGGATGCATAGGTTATCCGCTTTATAACGTATGGAGTAGCGAACAAGCTGGCATTGCCGAACTGAGAAAAGCAGAAGGTAATAGAAAAATTGCTATCCAAGAAGCTGAAGCTAAAAAAGAAAGTGCCAAATCTTTAGCAGAAGCAGAAATTATTAGAGCTAAAGGTGTTGCTGAAGCTAATAGGATTATTGGCGATAGCCTAAAAAATAATGAAGCTTATTTGCGGTATCTTTGGATTCGCAATCTTGAAGATGGGCCTAATCAAATTATTTATGTGCCTACAGAAGCGAATTTACCTTTGTTAGAAAGTTCTCGTCACATTGCTGATAATTTATCGGGAAAGGGTGTAATTGACCATGAATAAAGTTATTTTAATGGGTCGCTTGACCAAAGATCCAGAAGTACGTTACACGCAGACCGGCAAAGTAGTAACGCAGTTTACTTTAGCGGTAGACAGACCTTTCAAGGATGCTGATGGAAATAAGGAAACTGACTTTATTCCTGTTGTTGTTTGGGGTAAAGCTGCTGAATTGGTTGGTAACAGCTGTCAAAAGGGGCATAGATTGCTTATAGATGGGCGTTTACAAATTCGCAGCTATGAAGCAAAAGAGGGCGGTAAACGCTGGGTAACGGAGATCATCGCTAACGGAGTGGAATTTGTCGAGCGAAAAGCCGATAAAGGTAGTACAAGTGGTGATAAAAGTGAGTTTGAACAGTTCGGGCAAGCGGTGCCTTTCGATGAGGAAATCCCATTCTAATGAAACCAAATATAGCATTAGTAATAGGTATAACCATAGGCATTATAACAGGTATAGCAGTAGGCATCGGTAGTGAGATAGGGCAATATATAGTATGGACTATGATAATGCGATAGAAGGAGCTGAAAACGTGATAGATTGTGAAAAATGTTATAGGCTAAAAAGTTGCGGTGACAGATATTATTGTGCGTTTATAGGCTTAAATCCTTGTATTAGAGGAGAACATACACCAGTACAAGAGTATAAAGGTGCAGCAAATCCTTTAACATCGACAGATTCACGTTTAGCTCATTTACAAGAGCAACAACGTAGGCGTGAGGAAGCTAGGGCGAGGAAAGAAATAGAAGCTGGAAAAGAACAATACAAGCCGTACAAAACTATGAAAGTAGTATTTAGGGATATTATGGATAAACACGGTGGTATTCCGGTGTTTCAACCACTTGGAAATTCGGCATCATCTAAGGCGTTTGATTGGAGTAATATGCATACAGCAATTTTTGAAATGGGGTTTGCTGGGTGGGATGTTCCGGCGATTGCTCAAAAGATTAATGTGAGCAAAAATACGCTATATTCATACATCGGTAGATATAGGGGGTAAAATGATAATGATACTTGGCAAGAAAACCTTAAAGTCTGTAGAAAACAAATTTTTCAATTACCAAAAAATAAAAGATGCCATTATTGATGCACGAGCTGAACAGGATTCTAAAGGTGGTTTTACCGGCGGAGATAATGGACATAGTCGAGTATCAGACCCCACGGCTATAGCGGCACTAAAGCATATAACCCCACTTCATTATGTGACTATAAAAGATGGTCTATGGGATATTAAGTTTTATAATCCTGAAAAATGGATATCTATTATAGAGTATTGCTTTGGTGTATATAATAATTCTTTAACTGGCGAATTAGCTAAACGCAGGTATATAAAACACGAAACGCCTGAGTTTACGATGGGAGAAATGAGAATCAGTAGTAAAAACACGTATTATTCGTGGCGTGATGATATTGCTATGATGGCTGTAATGTTAGCTGTAGGAGAAGGTATTATTGATCCAACTACTGTTATAGAATGAAAGGAAGGTTTAAGGATGTCTTATATATACAAGAATGAACCTAATGTTAAATTTGAAAAAATTATTAAAGATCTTTATCCTTCGAAATTACGGCAGAAAGACATTGTACAACTTATGCATAGTCGTTATGGATGGTCAGCTAGTGAAAGCGCCTTTTGTGATAAGATGCGTAGAGGACTAAAACTTTGCGAAGCTGAACAGTTGTTGAATGTATTAGGTTATGAATTTATAATAAAAAAACAGAAAAAGTTCTGAACCTTTTTCTGTTTTTTATATGCTATACTATCAGTGTAAGCTTCTGTCTTACTGAAAAACGTAAGAAATAAGCCGTTGATCTTGTTAAGGACCAGCGGCTTTTGTATATTATAAATCTAATTTAGGTATTGTAGCTGGGTCTAGGTTATCTGGATACATAACTATAGTTTTAATTGCTGGAAAAGGTGAATTGTTAGATTTTAAAATACCGCCTTGTTTTGCGATAATAGGATAGCCTTTACGCTGATTTGGTGTAAAGGAAGCTGTTGCTGAAGATTTCATTTCTACAATAAGCTTTGGTACGCCAGACACTATTAATACTGCATCAGCTATTAGATAATCACCAGATGAAGTGTCAAAAATTATTTCTACACTACGGTTAAACAATGCATTAGATCCAAAGGTAGAACGTAGTTGCGTTAAGCACGCATCTTCAAAAGTGGTACCTATGGCTTTGTTAATTGCAAGTTGTTCTGCTTTACTTATTCTACACATTTATATTGTCTCCTTTTATGAAAAGATATGAACTTGATCAAGGTCTCTAAATAGATTATATTATGTATTGAATTTACGATGGTGGAACATTTGAAGTTGTTAATAAGAAAAAACAATGGTTTGCTAAAGAAGTGTAAGTGAAAGATGAGCCGCAACCATCAGTCGGGTAGTGGCATTTATGATATAATAGGATTATATTTTATTAGAGGTGGTGATTAGTTTGACGTGGGAAGAAATGTTAGCTATTATAGCTGGTAGTGGTGTTTTATCTGCTTTGATTACATTGTACGGAGAAGGAAAGCTGAGGAGTAATGATTACAAACGAGACTATTATAAAAAAATAATAGATAAAAGAATAGATGCTTATGAAAAAATGGCAAAAGTTCTTGGTCGTATAGGGACAAAAGCATATTACTCTATAGATGGAGAAAATAAGGAGATATATGTTTGCTTTGAAGATTATGAAAGTTTAGAGTGTGCTAATAGTGAATTAATATCGATATTGAATGAAGTACAGTGGATTTCCCCGCAAACATATAAAGAATTATGGCGTTTGAATGATGTAATTGCATCAGTATTCGATAGAGTACTTGAAGATAGTAAAGAAGGAAAAGTTTGGACTCCAGGAGATTTCCGAGATGCAGGTTTAAATGAATTTGAAAATATTAAAAATTTTCTTATAGTGGTAAATAATGCCCGCTTAAAAGATATGGCTAAACTAGATAAAGTAGAAGAGTTTTTTAAAGAACAAAAATGTAACTTAAAGAGTTAACTAAGCACTTACTTCGGTGAGTGCTTTTTTATTGCCGATTTTCAGAGAGGAGATGAGCAAATGGGTAGATTCGCAGGGAAAATAAATAAATTATGTATTGCACTTTCAAAACGTGGGCGAATATATCTTATAGATCGTAGGCAGCAGTATAGCCAAAAGTTGGATAAACCTGTAACTATTATTATTCTCAATCGCCTTTACCCAATAGCAGAATATAACAAACTATTTCCTATGAATAAAAAAGATCCGGAAAAGCAGAAATTTGTAAAAAAGCCAGTATTAGACAGTTTCAAAGAAATAAATATATTATTGGCACTTGTAGCCATTTATAAAGAAGGTGATGATAGTGCTTGATAAGCTGACAAAAAAACAAAAATTGTTTGCTGATTGGTATATAAAGTTGGGAAATGCTACAGAAGCTGCAAAAAAGGCTGGGTATAGTGAAAAAACAGCTAGAGTAACTGCTTGTGAAAACCTAACTAAGCCTAACATTCTCGCGTATATAGATGAGCGTTCTAAACCACAGCAAGAGGAAGAAGAAAAACTAATTGCCGAAGGCGAGGATGTTTTAAAATTTTTAACAAGTGTTATGAACGGTGAAGAAAATGATCAATTTGATCTTCCACCACAACTAAGTGATCGTATAAAGGCTGCGGAACTTCTTGGGAAACGTTATTCACTTTTTAGGGAGGTAAAAACTCTAAAACATGAAAGTAACCCATACGAAAATTTGTCAGAAGATCAACTGATGAAACTAGCTGATGAAAATGAATAAAAAAATGATTGCCTTCGGTGCTAAGTGTGAATTAGCACGGCGAAGGTTTTTTTATTACTGCAAATTAAAGGCACCAGATTTTTACCGCGAAGATAGACCCTATATTGTAACACTGTGTGATAATTTACAGAAATTCATAGAAGGCGATGATGATGTTTTAATACTTAATTTACCGCCAAGGTTTGGTAAAAGTCGTACTGCACAAAACCTTGTGGAGTGGATATTGGGAAAAGATAAGACTTATAAGATTATGACCGGGTCTTATAACGAAACACTGTCCACTAATTTTGCCAAAGGGGTGAGAAATTCTATACAAGAAGAAAAAGCAGATGATTATGTGCCAGTATTTTCAGATGTGTTTGCGGGAATAAAAATAAAAGCTGGTGACGGAGCTATGAACCTATGGAGTTTGGAAGGCGGATATAATAATTATCTTGCTACATCGCCTAGCGGTACAGCAACGGGCTTTGGTTGTAATCTTTTGATCATAGATGACTTAATTAAGTCTGCGAAGGAAGCATATAACGATAATGTTAAGCAAGAGCATTGGAATTGGTTTACTAATACAATGCTGTCGCGTTTAGAGGAAGGTGGCAAAATTATCATTATCATGACGCGCTGGGCTAGTGATGATTTAGCTGGTAGAGTACTAACAAAATTTACTGCATTAGGTAAAAAAATAATGCACATCAACCTTAAGGCCAAGCAAGATGATGGTTCCATGCTCTGTAAAGAGATATTTTCTGCTAAGTCTTATGAGTTTAAGAGACAAACATTAGGTATAGACATATTTATGGCCAATTATCAACAAGAACCAATTGATTTAAAAGGTTGTTTATACAGTAGCTTTAAAACGTATGATGATATTCCGCGAGATATAAACGGTACATCATTGTTCAGTAGTATAAAATGTTACACCGATACTGCCGATACCGGCGAAGATTATTTGTGCAGCATTGTTTATGGCGTGTACAACAAAGAGGCTTATGTACTTGATGTTTTATATACTAAGAAACCAATGGAGATTACGGAACCAACTCAAGCAAAAATGCTTGTTGAACATAATGTAAATGATGCTGATATTGAAAGTAATAATGGTGGTAGAGGCTATGCGCGTAATGTAGGGAGTATTTTACAGACACAATACAATTGGAATAAATGTCGTATAAATTGGTTTCATCAATCAGCTAATAAGAAAGCGCGTATTTTATCCAATTCTACTTGGGTTATGGAACATATTTATTTCCCTGCAAATTGGAAAGACCGGTGGCCTGAATATTACGAAGATATGAATCGGTATCAACGTGAAGGTAAAAATGCGCATGATGATGCACCTGATGCTACTACTGGCATCGCAGAAAAGATGGCTACAGGATACAAAAGAAAAATTAATCCTCGTATATTACGGAGGTAAAAATGAGAATGAAACCGCATTCAAAACCGTTAAAAATGAAAATAAATAACATGATAGTTGCCGATAAGACACCGAAAATATTGTGCCCAGATGATTTTAACCTGCCATACACCTTGGGTGATGTGCCGGAAGAACAGCAAGTTGTTTTAGATAGTTGCTTTGCTCCAGTATCGTCACTTTTAGAGCACAGCATCAAGGGGCTTGCCGCAGAAGGTATCCCGATGTTTGTAGGCTATGGTGTTTTAACAGGTCTTGCTCAAGTCGGGATTGTTCGCGCCGGCATTGAAATGCGGTCTGACGAAATGACGCGTAAATGGGGCGAGTTTATCAGGACTGGTGATAACGATGACACTGATACTGATGATAATGACGATAAAGTCAAAAAACTTAACGAAGATGCTGTGAAATATAAATTGCCTGCGATATTTAATAAAGCTTCTAGCTATTGTGGGTATTATGGCGGGACACTAGGCTTTATCGATACTGGAGAGGCGCAGGATAGATGGGCTGATCCTCTGATTTTATCGAAGGAAACTATCAAACAAGGCGGGTTTAAAGGTATAAAACTCATTGAGCCATATGTAGTAAGCCCTGGTTATTATAATTCAGTTAACCCGATGGCTGACGATTATTTTAAGCCTACAATATGGTATGTGCAGGGGATACCAGTACATGCGTCAAGGATGCTGTATTTTGCAGAAAATGCACTGCCAACTATTCTGCGGCCGGCTTATAATTTCTTTGGCTTACCATTAGCGCAAAAGGTATTGGATGCAGTAAGTCATTTTACTGGGTGTCGAGAGTCGGCAAACAGGTTGCTCGAAAAATATTCGCTTACGGTTTTTAAAACTGATATGACTGAAATATTAAGCGGTGGCATGGATACAACACTGCAGCAGCGCATACAGTATTTTGTCCAGAACCGGAGTAATGACGGTTGTGCTACGATCGATAAAGAAAAAGAAGATTTAGTCGTTATGACGACGTCTTTAGCTGGCGTAACTGATTTGGTAAGGCAGGCAATGGAATATGTTGCGGCAATGTTTAACGAGCCTGTAACGAAGATGTGGGGGCTTTCACCGGCAGGATTTAATACTGGTGATGCTGACCTGCGTAATCACTATGATAATATCGAAAGCCTGCAGGAAAAAATGTTTGGTGAACCTATGACAAGGTTATGCAAACTGCTGCAGCTTAATGCGTTTGGAGAAATTGATCCGGCAATAGAGTTTAAATTTGCACCATTGTCAGAAGATGATGAAGCACTGAAAATTACTAATAATAAAACTAAAGCAGAAACTAATGTTATACTTATGGACGCCGGGGTCGTAGCTCCGGAAGAAGTACGTGAACAGTTGATTAATGATCCGAACAGCGGTTTTAATAACTTAGAACCATATGACCCTGCAGCTCCGGGTAATGATCCTTTAGAACCTTTTGATCCGTCTCTTGATCCGCTCGATAGCCCTGATATCGAACGGAAAGAAGTGACAATAGATGCTAATTTTAACGAAAGCGATCACAAGCGAGATGCAGATGGTAAATTTACATCTGGCGGGACCGGTGGGCGCTTGAAAAGCAAAAGTAAAAGTGATAAAATAACTACATCAGCAAGAGGCGCTAATACTTTAAAGGTCAAGGGATTTTTTAATAAAAAAGCGTTGGATGACCATTGGGGATCTGGTGGTAAAAGCGACCACTCTAAACAATATCCTAATATGAGCAAAGCTGATTATGTAAAACGGGCAGTAGAACTAGCCGAAAAACCGTGCGCAAAAGGCGGCATAAGAGGTTATGCTTGTGCAGACGGCAGTTTTAGCCGATATGATCCTAAAACTAATGATTATGTGAAGGCGCATCCTGTTACTGGGATTAAAACAATGTTTAAACCTGAAAATGGAGCCAAATATTTTGAAGGCAGAATGAAAAAGGAGGCAGAAAAATGACGAAACATATATGCCCGGTTTGTGAAGAACATACTTTTTCTGATGTTGATAGTTTTGAAGTTTGTCCGATTTGCGAGTGGATAGATGACTCTTTCCAAGAATCTGAACCGGATTTTTGGGGCGGAGCTAATGACTTGTCTTTGAATCAAGAGCGTGAGGCATGGCATAAAAAACAAGCAACTAAAACCGCATAAAACACTAAAACACCCACAAAATTTTGTGAGTGTTTTTTTATGCTTAAAATCAGATAGTGTGTAAATAAAAATAGATTGCTGGATGGACGCCGTTCCCATCATTCATTAGCAGCTAAGGCGACTTTCTGCTGTCAGCAATCTATTTGATAAATTTATTATAGTACAAAATTATTGTAAAATAAATAGTTTTGGAGAGTTGGATATACTATGAAACAACAGACTTTCGGACGTAGTCGCCCAAGTATAGCTTGGGAGCTGCAATACAGGCGAGTGTTAGAGGAACTTATCACTAAGATGCAAAAAGATGTTGAGCAGGAAATAACTCAATATTATAATAACGAACTCGTTATTGACGCAGCAGCTGTGAGGTGGGTACAGATAATGAAGGCGCTTCGACAAAAGTGGTACCGTGAATTTGATGTAAAGGCCCGCGAACTGGCTAAGTGGTTTGCGGATAAAACCAATAAGCGAACTATGGCGCAGATCCAGCGCAAGCTAAAGGAAGTGGGTATGACGATAACTCCTTCTTACACAGCAGCGCAGAAACAACTCATCAGTAAGATTGTTGCTGAAAATGTTGGAATGATTAAATCCATACCGCAGCAGTATTTGAGAGGAATACAAAAAGTCACTGCGGGCACTTTTAAGCGTGGTGGTGATCGGGAGACACTGGCGAAATACCTTGAAAAAGTCTTAAAACGTGTTGTTGATGACGAAAATAAAAAAATACGGCATCGTGCCGTACTTATTGCCAGAGATCAGACCAATAAGGCTACACAGCAACTGGCAACTGCCAATGCACAGGCGTTAGGTGCAACTAAAGGTCGTTGGATACACGTGCCAGGTAAATATAGCAGTCGTAAAACTCATGTTGAAATGAATGGGAAAGTATTTCCTTTGTCAGATGGGTTGTACGATAAAGATGTACACCGAAATGTCAAACCGGGTGAGCTTATATATTGTAACTGCCAATTTGAGGTTTTAATGCCCGGATTTGATGAATGATTAAATAACTCAGACGTCTACAAAAGTAGGCGTCTTTTTTATGCCCACTTTTAGAGAGAGGGGGTGAAACCAAAATGAACCGAGATAAAAATAAAATTGCTTTTGATGCTCAATTGAGCATGCGCCACATTGACGATAACGGGTATTTACATGTTGCTCTGACGCCTATTAGTAAGGCCTGTGTCAATCCGTATTTAGGTCGCGAACTGCCGAGTTGGGAAGAAGAAGGACTTGATCCAGAACGCATTTATTACGGACTGCGTGACCCTGAAGAACTGGCAAAAGCAGCTTCAACTTTTAATGGACTGCCTCTGCTTTTAGATCATCATCCTATCAGCGCAGATAATCCACAGAAAGATTATACCGTTGGTAGTACTGGGACAGACGCAGTGTTTGAGGCACCGTACCTAAAAAATAGCATGAGCATTACTGATGCTGAAGCTATTGCAGCTATTGAGGATGGCACAGCAAGAGAGATATCCTGCGCGTACCGATTTACGCCAGATTTTACATCTGGTGAATATGACGTAGGCAACGGCGATAAGGTGCATTATGACTTTATTATGCGCGATATATCAGGAAATCATGTTGCGCTTGTGACAGAAGGTCGTGCAGGGGCTGATGTAGCCGTTGCAGACAGTATGCCGCATTTAAATATTAAACAAAGGGGGACCAAACAAATGACCAAAAGACAAAGAATTACAGCTTTTAAACGCCGCCGTAACGGTTTGGCGCAGGATGCTAATTTAGGCATCGAAGCGTCCGAAGTTACCAGCGCCGGCTTTTTAAAAGCGGTCAACGTTATTGAAGCACAAGTTGAGGGCTATGATCCGCGTGAAGTAGGTCTTGATATTGATGCTAATGCTACCGTTGACGAAATCGTAGCTAAGTTTATGCCAGGTTTGGATGATGAAAGCAAGGAAGCTTACAGAGGTATTCTGACCAAACTTAAAGGTGCAGACGTTGCCGATGAGGATATTGAAAAAACCTTAGAGGATGACGACTTTGAGGAAGGCGTCAAGTACGGTGAAAAACTTGAAAAAGATCCGGCAGAGCGTCGGAAACTTGACAGTGAACATGAATCTGAGGGAATGAAAAAAGCTTTGGATGAAGACATCAAAGTTGAAGATGATGAACTTGACGAAAAAATGAAAGACCCTGCTTTTAAAGCAGCCTTTGAAATGGGCGTGAAATATGGTGAAGAACGTGAGAAGGCTAATCCTAAACGTATTGACCGTGATCATGAATCGGCAGGCGAAAAACGTGCTCTAGGCGAGGATACTATCGCTAAAGTTAAAGCTCAGGTTGCTAAAGAGATGCGTGGTAGCTTGCGTGCGTTAAACAACGCTGCAGCCAAAGTAAGACCTATTGTCGGCACTATTCAGGACCCTATGGCTTTTGACAGTGCCGAGGATATTTATGCATTCGCTTTGCGTCAAGCAGGTAAAGATCCTGCCAACTATAGCAAAGCTGCTTATGCAGGTATGGTTGATATTTTGCTTGATGCTAAAGCTGCTTATCCTATCGCTAACGACAGTGCTTTTGGACGTCGTAGTACTTTAGACGAAGGAAGCATGAAAGCTTTTGAACGTCTTGAAAAAATCCAGTAGAGGAGGATTAAAATAATGGCTGATTTTCAAACTAAAGTAAATATTTATCCTGCGGTGGGCGTACCGGGTGCGTTTGCATCTGTCAATCCTATCGTATCTACATCGCTCGGCCGTATTGCAGGCGCCGATGTACCTATCGGTGGTTTCTGCTGGGATGACCCGAGCAATGAGGGCGAAGTTTTGCCCAGCGGTACTGGCAAGCCTTTAGGCTTCGTCTGTCGCGATGTGATTTATCCTATCGCATCCTTTGATCCTGCACAGAACTTTGTGCCTGAAGGTTGTACTCCATGCATTATGGTCGAAGGCGACTTCTATGTTCAACCGGAGGCTGCAGTAACCAAGGGGCAGAAGGTGTTTGCAAATTTAACTACAGGCGCTGTATCGGGTGGCGCTGCTGGTGCTACTGTGTCCGGCTCGGTTGAAACCGACTGGGCATTTGCTACTGGTGCAGAAGCTGGTGGCATCGCGATTATTACTAACTACGGAGCCACTCCGGTTATTCCGGCAGCTGGCGCGTAAGGGGGGACATAAATAATGCTTACTGAAAGAGATGCAATGCGCTTGATGCGCGAAAAGGGATTTGTCTTTGATCGCGCTCAAGGCTTTATTACTGAAAAAAATATGCAGCGTATTTTACAGGATAGTGCTGCAATGGTTACTGCTCCTAACAGCGGTGTACCAGCTGTAATGACTACATGGATTGATCCTGCTGTAGTGGAAATTCTTACAGCACCAACTAACGCCCGCGAGATCTTTGGCGAAACGAAGAAAGGCGACTGGACTGACAGCAACGCTATCTTCAAGGCCGTTGAGGCTACCGGTGAAAGCACTGAGTATACTGACTATGGTAATGGTGCAACGGCAGATGTCAACGTTACCTATCCGACACGTCAAAACTATCTGGCTCAGACCCATATCCGTTATGGTGAGTTAGAAATGGCAGTGTCTGGGCGGGCTATGATTAATCTGGCATCTGAAAAACAGCGTAGTGCTGCTACAATCATCAACAAGGAACAGAATAAGTTCTATCTGTATGGTGTTAAGGGGAAAGAGATTTATGGTCTGCTTAATGACCCAAATCTACCTGCATCGCTGACACCGTCCGTAGTTGATACAGACAAGACAAAATGGACAGATAAAACTACTCAACAGATTTATAATGATATTCTGCTTTTAGCAGCAGAATTGTTTGAAAACTCCAATGGTAACATTGACGAAAAGTCTGACCTTGTGCTTGCAGTTCCGCCTGCTGTCAATGTTATGCTGGGTAAAGCTACGGACTTCAACGTCAGCGTCAAAGACATGCTTACTAAGTATTTTGACAATATCAGCTTTGTAACTTTGCCTGAATTGGCAGCAACCAGCGGTAACAGTGTTATGTTGATTGCTAGGACTGTACAGGGCTTACCGACTGCGCAGCTGGGGTATAGCGAAAAAATGCGTGCATTCCAGCTTATCCCGAATACTTCCAGCTGGGAGCAGAAATTTGCATTTGGTACTTATGGCGCGATTATCTATCGTCCGTTTGCGATCGCCAGCATGGCAGGCGTATAAACTTAAAATTAAGGCATCTGTGAAACACAGGTGCCTTTTTTATTTAAAGGAGCGATAATATGGCAACTAAAAGAACATCTAAACCTACTACTGACGAAGTTGAAAACAAAACTACAGAAACGACACAAGAAGCGGAAAAAGTGACTTCGACGGCTACTACTGACGAAGTTGTTGACGGCGAAGTAATCGGTGGCGAAACAGAAGAAACTGTCGAAGAAGCACCGATACAGACTAGCGGTGAAACTGTAACCGTCTGCTCTAACTACCCGCGCGACTTGAAATTTATGGTTCCAGATAATTCCGGACGTCAAGTAGCTATCGTTATCAAAGGTAATGCCACAAACCTGCGCGGCAAAGAAAAAGGCATTATCCCTATCGGTGGCTATGGTGTGACTACGGGCGTGCCAAAAGATGCCTGGGAATGGATTTTAAAACATCGTCCTGACGATGAGTTTATTAAAAAAGGATTGGTTTTTGCTACTACTGCAGCCAAAGCCAGAGCTGCTGCTAAAGAACGCGCTGAATTGCGACATGGTTTTGAGCCTGCCGATACCAAAAAAGCAAACAGCCGTCCCTATAATGGCTGATCATGGACGGAGTAGTAATATTTGATCCTGCCAAATTCAAGGAACTGTATCCGCAATTTGCTGCGGTGTCCGATGTTATCTTAACTAATTATTTTAATGCGGCAACTCTGCTTTTGAATAACACGCCTAAATCGCTGGTTACGGACCTTGCTGAACGCGAAACGCTACTTTATATCCTGACCTGCCATATTGCAACGCTGAAAGAGCGAGGTGACACGCTGGTAGGAACAATAACAAGTGCAGCAGAGGGAAAAGTCAATGTGTCGGTAACGCCGTTCAATAATGCTAACTGGTATCAGCAGACGCAGTGCGGAGCAATTTACTGGGCGGCTACTGCTAAATATCGTCTGGGGGTGCGCTATAATGCCTGGCATCCATGTTAAAAAAATAACCGGCGGTGAAAAGCTGCAGCAAAAGCTGCGGGAGATAGCAGCAATCAAGGCACAGGCTAAGGTGGGGTTCTTTGAAAGAGCAACTTATCCCGATGGAACGTCAGTGGCTTATGTAGCCTATCTTAATGAATATGGAGGTCATAATCCACGACGGCCTTTCATGAAACGCACTGCACGCAAGAATATTAAAAAGTGGGTGTTGGGCATCAAAAAAAATATAAAAATGGCCGGTATGTCCAGAGCAAATGTTAAGCGTGCCTATGAACGAGCTGCGGTTGTTGCTGTCGGCGATGTTAAAAAGACGATTAAGACGTGGGCACCAGGTGGTAATGCGGAAGCTACTGTCAAAGCTAAAGCTCGACGCGGACGTAGTGGGAAGAACCTACAAGCAATAAATCCTGAAACAGTACTTATTGATACAGGTCAAATGATTGGCGCTGTCAGTTATGAGGTGAAGGTATGATTGGGTTGAACTTGCATAAGGTCGTGCGAGACGTTATTACTGCTGTGCATCCTGATGAAGAATGTACGCTTTATCAGTCTATTGGGCAGGTTAACGTCAAAGGTGTGGTTAAAAGCAAATATAGTGAGCCGCAATCCGTTAAGGTAAACTTTCAGCCGCTGGATACACAGGCACTGCAACATCTTGAACGTGTGGGCGATACCAAAGCCAGTGAGCAGATTTTTTTATATTCGGATATGATGATGCCGATTTCAGCAGGACAACGTCAGCCGCTTTTACGCAGTGGTGATTTTATTAAACGGATTGATGGTACTTGGTGGCTGATAACGTCAGTTATTGAGGATTGGACACGTGACGGCTGGGCTAATGCAGGCATCAGTCAGCAAATCACGGCACCGGATTTTAGCGCCAGCGACTGGAGCAAGGGTGATACAAATGTTTGAGGCAGTAAACGATTTTATTTTGAAATTCGCGCCTGGTGTAGTACAGGACAATATTTACCGCGGTTATTTTAACAGGGCCAGTCTGCCGGATGTTCAGGATTATACGGTAATTTCTGTGTCTGATACTTCGCGTGTAGGTACTAATATCGGCGACGATGCGCAGGCTGCCGACAATATCTATACGACAAAGGCCCTGTATGAATACACGATTGACATTGACTTTGTCTGTGATGATCAGATGACAGCACACAAAAGAGCCTCAGCATTGGCTACTTTAGGACGCGATTATATTGCAGTTGATTTTTTCAAAGGCTATGATATCGGCTTTAATTACGCTGACGATATGGCCTATTTACCTTTTGTCGATTTAAGCGACCAATACATACACCGCTATCGTGTGACACTGCACCTGACACAATGGGAAAGCGTTAGCACTAGCCAGGAGTATGCAGAAAAGGTTGAGATCAACCTGGTCGAAAATATCGACGCTCACCATAAACCAAAAAAGGAGTGATATTATGGCAATTCCTGCATCACAAATTGTAAATGTAACGCCGCGGGTTATTAATGCCGGCGGTAATGATCTGGAAATTACAGGGCTTATTTTAACAACAAATCCTTTGTGCATTGTTCCGGGCACAATGGCTTTTACATCTAAAGCAGCTGTAGGAAGTTATTTCGGACTTGACAGTGCTGAATATCTGGCGGCAACAAAATATTTTTTAGGTTATGATAATAGTTTCAGGAAACCGCGCCGTCTGAGTTTTGCTCGCTTGCTCACTGAAGCAGTCGCCGGTAGTTTGATTGGTGGCACAGCGCAAAATCTGGAAACGCTGAAAACCATTACAGACGGTGGTTTGACTATCAGTATAGACGGTACTGAAAAAAGTGTGACAGGGCTGGATTTTAGCAGCGCCAATACTCAAAGCGATGTGGCCGCAGCACTGCAGGCAAAACTTACGGGGACTACAGTAACCTATAACAGTAATTTAGGCAGTTTTATTGTTACATCGGCTACGACCGGCGCCGCATCGGAAGTTTCGGTTGCTTCTGGTGGCACCGCGGTTGGAGGCTATACCCCAGCACAGGCTTTAGGTCTCACTACAGATGCCGGAGCATTGGTATCAGCTGGCTCTGCTGAACTTACTCCAGGTCAAAACATGGATAGCATTATCGATCAAAATCAAAACTGGGTAAGCTTTACCACGTTGGATGTAGTAGACGACGCAACTGTTGTTGCTTTGGGCGAATGGACTAACCTGCAGAATGTTTCTTATATGTATTGCCCTTGGACCCAAAATCCGGCAGATACGCTACCCAGCAATACTTCTAATTTGCCTAATACTTTAATTGCAGCAAATCTTGAAGGAACTATCTTAACCTTTGGTGGGTTAGAAGATGCTTTACTGGTCCTTTCTATTGGTGCGTGCATTGATTGGAATAGGGTAAACGGCCTTGTAACTTATGCTTTCAAAACACAAACAGGGTTAGCTGCATCCGTGACAGATGAAACCACTGCTGAAAATCTGGTTGCTATGAATTGTAACTATTACGGACGTTGGGCTACACGTAATGATGATTTTATCCAATATTATCAGGGAAAGATGATTGGCGGTAACTTTGGTTATGCTGATGCATATGTCGGTAATATCTGGCTGCGTAACGCTTTGCAGGTAGCTATTATGAACGGCTTGAATCAAACAGGCCGTGTACCATACGTAGAACGTGGCTATGCCATTATCAGAGCGTGGTGCAGTGATCCAATCAACAGAGCACTGAATAACGGTATTATTGATACTGGGGTGACTTTATCTGAAGCACAGAAAGCTGAGTTGATTACCGAAATTGGTCAGGATGTATCCAGTGAAATATTTACTAACGGCTATTACCTACAGATAACAGATCCTGGGGCAGTTGTTCGTGCTAACCGCGAAAGTCCTGTTATGGGATTGTGGTACACCTACGGCGGCAGCGTGCATAAGGTAGAATTACCAGCTACAGCAGTATTATAAATAAAAAGATCCCTCCTAATTGAGGGATCTTTTTTAACCGATTTTTAATTCTTTAATCAGGGCTTTTTGCAAAACATTAGAGAAATTTATATTTTCATCTAATGCTTTTTGATTAAGCCAAGCTGGGATGGTCAAAGTTTTTTTGACAGATTTAGTATTTTTCGCTAAATCTATATTTGCCTGAATTAAAGATATATATGTATTTTCTTCTTCGAGAATAATATTCTTAGGAGAGGTTGCTTGAGGGAGTTTTTCCCCTGCTTCCAAAATACCTAAGACATAACATTCCATTGCTTCAGCAGCGTTTGCAAGAATTTCTTGTTGGTTGTCACCTTGCGTGGAACATCCAACTAAATCTGGAAATTCTGCCCATAAACCGTCTTTGTCATCGTGTATAATTGCTGGATAAATAAGTAACATAATATTTACTCCTTTTATAATATGTAGAACGGGGCTTTATTCAAGCCCTGTTCTTTTTAAAATCTTTTTTAATAGTCCGAGTTTCATGTCTTTGCCATGAACTGGTATAACCTCTAATTTACCATCTTTCTTTAGTCGGTGATGGCTACCTTTTATGCCATCTAATTCCCAACCATTTTTTATTAGTAATTTTAGCAGGTCTTTATCTTTCATTGTGACCATTAGCCGACCTCCTCACATACATATTATAACACGTGTACACGTATAAAACAAGAAGGGTTAAATATTTTTTATTAAAATTAAGGAGTTGATAACATGGAAAATAGAAACATTACTTCCGCTGATGCGACAATTGTATTACAGTGCGAAGATTTATTTCCGCAGGGTATCATTTTAGAACAATTTTCTACAGATGCTATGATCTCACAGGCAGATGAAACCTTTGCAGAAACACGAAAAGGCGTCGACGGTCAAATGGTTGCCGGTTATGTAGACGGAGTAAAAACTTTGACTATTACACTTGAACCGTCCAGCCCTAGCGTCGAATATCTTGATACTTTAGCAAGGGCGACACGTTCAGGGAAAAAGATTTACTGGCTTACATTGCTGATGTCTATTCCAGCACTTGGCAAGACGCTTACTTACAGCAACGGTGTATTAAAGACAGGCAAGCTTTTGGCAGATGCACAGCAGGTTTTTGCGCCGATCCCTTATACATTCGATTTTGAAAGTGTTAAATAAGGAGTAAATTATGAGAAAAGAAGTTTTATTTAATATTACTGACGATGGGCGCCAGTTGACTTTTAAGGTTAAACAAATGCCGGCAACTAAAGGTGAACGGTGGGTCAACAGAGTTGTTGCATTGTTGGCTAATTCTGCTACCGGACAAGTTAGCGATTTTGAATTTAGCAAATTAAAAGCTAAATTCAGCGGACCTGATAAGTTGCAAGAAATTTTTAAGGTTATTGGACAACTGGATTACGACAAAGTAGAGCCGCTTTATGATGAACTTTTAAACTGTTGTGAGCACGTACCAGATCCAACTAACACAAGTTTTTCTGTACCATGCACTGCGGCGAATGTCGATACGGTCATCGGTGAATTTAAAAATCTGTATCGCCTGAGATGGGAAGCATTAAAGGTGAATTTTGATTTTTTTCAGACCGGGCAGACTGCCCAAGGTCAACAGGGCCAGCCGTCAATTACCTTTGCGAAAACTACCGCAACGTCGGGACGCTGACTGGTATCGTAGTATCTCAAAAGCTGGCGACGCTTTGCGAACTGCAGAGCGTTTACAGCTATGAGGATCTGCTTGATTTTTATGAAATCATTGTAGTAAATAATATCAACGAATATCGAGCGATGGAGGAGGCGAAACGTAATAATGGCAGGTAGAAATATTGTTGATGAATTTTTTATTGCTATTGGTATGGATACCAGCGATGTAGATAAAAATATCAATAAGTTGGTCGATAATGTCAGTAGTAAATTAAGCAGTATTGCCATGGGTGTGGTTGCTCCTGCTTTAGCCGCTATCACCTCCGGGCAGATTATTCAACAATTTACACAGGAAATTATTCAGGTGGACAGATTGAGCGAATCTCTTGGTATTAACATCGAACGATTGCAGCAGTGGCAAGGAGCTGCTGAGATGGCAGGTGTAGCGGGTGAGGAAGTGGGAGAACTGTTCGCTGATATTAATGATTGGATGACAGACCTTGCTTATAATGACAGTGGTCCCCTAAAAGATGCAGTAGAAAAGGGGTTATTAACACCAGTAAAAAATGTTAATGGTGAATTAAAAAACTCTGAACAATACTTAATGGAGATGGCAGATTCTTTCCATAATATGAGCAAACAGGAAGCTACAGGTATAGGACGGCAGATAGGTATAGGTCGTGCTGATGTCGTTGCCTGGTTACAGCAAGGCAGTGCAGGTATCAATGCGCAACTTGAGCATGTTAAAAGGCTTGGTTTGTATACAAAAGAAGATGCTAAAGCGGCCAAAGAATTTACTAATGCCAGTAATGATTTAGCTAGAGCTATGAAGATGCTGCTGCTGCCAGTTTACAGGGTACTTGTTCCGGTAGCTATGAAAATTGCCGAAGGAATTGCTTTTGCAGCCAAACATGTTGAAGCTTTTATACCGTTGCTTGCTGCATTGGGGACAAAGATCGGATTGGATTTGATTTTTCCAGGAAAATCTTTGAATAGAATGTTAAAAAAAATAACAATTAACATTATAAGATTTGCAAAAGCGCCTTGGAAAACAATTGTTGGAGGCATTAAAGCAATTGCATTAGCAGCTAAAGGATTTTTATTATCTCCGTGGACAATTGCAATAGGTGCTCTTGTTGCGATTGGCATACTATTAGATGACCTTGTAGGGTGGATGAACGGGAAAGAGAGCTCTTGGGGTGAATATTGGAATGCAATATTTGGTGGTGCAGAAACGGCTAAGAAAGTTTTTGAGGATTTTAAAAATAGTGCAGTAATGTCTTTTGAAGGCGGTTTGCAATCCATTATGGGCTTTATATCTGTTATAGCAGGTGGAATTGGAGGATTTATTGACCTCATACAACTATTGATAAATGCTTTTATTGCGTTGGTCACAGGTAGCGATGAAGCGTGGGAAAGAATGATGTCTGCCGCAAGGTCTTTTGATAAAAACTTTACTGCCGTCATTGACGGATTAAAAAATATGTTGAAAGGATTCTGGAAGACATTTGAAGGCTTAATTACAACTGTACAAGGCATTGTTAAGTGGGGCGGTAAAGCTACTGTTGCGTTCGCAATTGGAGATAAAAAACCTACTGTTGAAAACAAAACAGACAACAGAAAAACCGAAATCACGAATAATACGACTATAAACGGTGTAAAAGGTGCAGATGAAGCGGTTGCGGCAATCGAAAAAGTGCAATCTAATGATGATATGGTTGCTGCTATGAATGGATCTCAGTAAGGGGAAATTATGACAACATTACCAATTTCAGACAAACAAAAACAATCCAGTAAATGGCGATTTGTAAATGAGCAAGGTGCCAATGTGCTTCCTGATGCAGCTGTATTTCAGGTTAGCGTTACATCTGGTGGAAAGGTTGTATCTGAGCCTATCGAACAAGGTTCGTTTATGACTTATAACAAAGTCAACAGTCCCCTTGAAATTAACGCAGATATATCTTTTTCTGGGACTAACGCTTATTTGCAGTCGGTGATTTCGATGATTGAAGCATTGAAGACGGCTGTTTCTTATTTTTCTATTGTTACACCAGTTTATGAGTACGAACGCATGACACTGCAAAATTATGATTATGGACTTAACGCTACAGATGGACTTGGTGTGCTGCATATCAATGCACAATTTATTGAAATACATGAGGTTGATGTAGCTTACAGCAGTGTCGATATCAGCACAATAACGGCGGCTGATGCTAAAAATCCGTCTGACGCCAGCAAAGTCAATACCGGTACGACAACCCCTGCAGAGCCGACTGCTGACCAACGTGAAGCAGGTGAACGTGCTGAGAAGACAATTATGAAAACTGCAGAAGATGCCTGGGAGAAATGGAAAAAGAAAGGTAGTAATTGATAATATGCAAGTCATACCATTACAGCAAATACCAAATCAAGAATTTAATATTGTGTTGAATGGGCAAAACTGTACTATCCACTTATACCAAAAGGGCGACTATATGTATTTGGACTTGACCTGTGACGGTACGATTGTAAGACAGGGTGGTATTTGTCTTATTAACATGGATTTATTGCAGTACCCAACTCCGTATTTTATCGGTACGCTGTTTTTTGCTGATATGACGAACAAAGATGCTGCACCGCACTATAGCGGGCTTGGAACGCGTTATGTGCTTTACTATGAGGAAGAATTATGACAAGCTTCAGTGAAAAAACAATCAGAACAACTGTATATATGCGGCAAGGTAGTTTTACAGGCGGTAGTAATACTGTAAGCTTTGAAGGTTTACCTATTGAGGTAAATGTATCTAAACCGGGTGGCGAGGATATGGGTAAGGCTACTGTCACAGTAAATAACATGAAGTTAGATACTATGCAGCAGTTAACTATGCTTGCGTTCAGGAAACTGCAGACTTTTAATAACGTGATCAAAATTGAAGCAGGTGAGCTAGGACGGAAGCTTAATACAGTATTTGAAGGTGAAATATCCTCTGCAGTACCTGTGATGGGAAACGATGGCAGTGTCAATTTTAAAATAGAAGCTAGAACAGGCTATTATCCTAACCAGCTGCCAACTCCTCCTACGTCGGCAAAAGGCGAAACAACAATCGAAAAACTGATGAAAATTTTTGCTGGCGAAGCTGGGTATGCCTTTGAAAACAAAGGTATTACTGCCAGCGTAAAAAACAGCACATTTATTGGCTCGCCAATCCAAAAAGCGCATGAACTTGCACGGCAGACTGGTATTGATCTACTGATAGATGACCGTAAGTTTATCATTCAGCCTTATGAAATCAAAAATTCTGGAAATGTAGTTTTGGTTAAAGGCGATTCCGGTCAATATGGTTATCCGTCATTTACAAATGACGGAGTACAGTGCAAGGTTTATTTTAATCCAAATCTTTCATTGGGTGGTTTTTTTGAGTTACAAACAATTTTACCGGCTGCTTCCGGGATATGGAAGATAAGTAAGCTAGAGCATAAATTAAGCGCTAATAAGCCGACTGGCGGTGACTGGATGACTAGTCTTAACGGTGTGTGGGTGCAGGGGGTGTAAGAGTGCCAAATAATGAAGCAGTACAAGGGCAAAAAAAAATCTATAGTGGAAACAGTGATGTAAACGCTATAGATTTTTTTGTACGTATGCTGCAGAACAAAATTGCTACGGCACTGCCAGTTAAAGTTGTTACTGTTGATACGCAGGGAGCACAAGGATCTACAGGTTATGTTGATGTTTTACCACTTGTTACCTACGTAGATGGTAAAGGTCAGGCGGTGCAGCCTGTTACACTGTATCATTTGCCGTACAGTAGGGTCCAGGGTGGTAAAGCAGCATTGATTATTGATCCTGCCCCTGGCGATATCGGAGTTGCTGTTTTTGCCCAGTCAGATAGCAGTAATGTTACAGCAGGGACAACAGAACCACAACAACCAGGTAGCTTACGTAAACATAGCCAGTCTGATGGTTTTTATATTGGTGGCTTTTTAAATCAGGCACCTAGTTGTTACTTAGAACTGACGCAAGATAATAAGTGCAATCTAATTGCTACATCAGGTGTAAATATTAAAGGCGATGTGACTGTTGAGGGTGATGTTATAGCCAATGGCATAAGCCTTACGAAACACGTGCATGGTGGCGTTGAAAGTGGCGGAAGCAATACAAGCGTCCCAAAATGAGAGGTAAATATGTTTAATCGCAGACTATTAGTTAACACATCCGGGGGGGACAATACCCCGGTTCCAGAACTACCCGATGAAGATACATTGCTTTTAGACGGCTTTGGCCCCGGAACGGTAACTATTAAGATTCCAGAGGGCTGTAACGTTGTAGAAGTTTTTTTTGATGTTTACCACGAACACGAAGGATTTGTACAAATTGACGTCCAGTCGGTCAAAACTGGCGTGTGGTGGCTTGAAGTATACGGATATCAAGAAAGCGTTGGAACCGTCTATATCGGCGTAACAGGCGGGGCAGAGTATACCCTGTCGGTTATGACGAACAGCGAAACAAGCACGGAAAGCGGCTATATCAGTATTTACTACTCAAAGTCCATAAATGCTAAAACTCCGAATAAAACTGATTATATAAAATAAAAGGGGTGCATAATGTGTTTAACAGACGTCTATTAGTAGATTCGGGGGGGACACGGAGACCGTACCGACAGGGAGTATAACCGTTTCGAGCGGCACGGGCAGCGTGACTATACCCGCGGGCGTAAACGTTGTAAAATGTGAAATATACTGGACCCTCGGCAGCTCATCAATAGAATTTACTTATGTTGGCGTAACTGCCGGGAAAACGTATAACTTGCAAGCGATATGGACCGAATATAACGCGGGTGAAGGGGAGATATACGATGTTTCAAATACAGTAAACTGGAAGTTTTGGCTTTACTTGGAAAACGGAGTAATTGATGTGGAAACAGGATATAAACGATTGCCTTTTAAAGTAAGTTGGTCACCAACAATCAACGAGCAGTCACCGCACTGGACAGATTATTAATGAAAGGAGTAGCAAAGCTATGTTTAACAGACGGCTTTTGTTAAACGGAGTTGGGGGCGACGTGCCCGACGAGATGAAAGGCAATTTGACCATTGGCAGCGGAAATACTGGCGCTCAAATATGGGGCTTTTCGGATTATCATAACATAGGGGACTTAAACCCGCACAACTTTAAATACAGCGGTAGTCCGTCCTCGTTTAATGTCACTGCCGTATATGTAGACGAAATGTACATCGGAACGGTTCTTTTGGACTGTCCGCTAACTCCGCAGCCGGGAAGCATAAAAATAACCCTGAACGGAGAAATAAGCTTTACATTAGCTTTTCGAAATAACGCAGAAAATAAAAGTGCCTACGGGGGCTTTACCTCTAACGAAGTGGCTAGCTGGTTTGTAGCCCATTATCAACAAATTGTTAATTGCAAATTTGAATTTATTTAGGATCAGGCGCAGGCAACAACTATACCAATGGTTACATAAGAAGCCTACAGTGATAGATTACTAAAAGAAGGAGAATAAAATGAATTGGATATTATACATCATAGCCGATATTGCTTTTAGCATAATTTGTTATCTGACGAACTGGCTAGTGATTTTCTTTGCTGATGAATACGGAAATCTGCCGAAATGTTTGCGTTGGTGGCAGACATATGATAACTGTCTTGACGTAGACTTTATTGCAAAAGAAGTTGTGCCTAAAATATTTAGATACGACTTTGACAAGCACTATATTTATTATCCCGAAGAAAAAGACGGGGCATTGATGATTCCTGGATATGTTAAAATAATTGATTCTGAATTTACGCTTAGAGAACGTGTACAGCGTTATTTCTGCCGTTTATGGTGGTTATATCGTAATACTGGTTATGGCTTCGCATACGAGGTTTGCGGACGTGATTATGATAAGTATGACGTCAAGACTTACCGAAATTATGAAAATTCAAAACAGGACGCATGTTATATTGGTATCGTAAAGGATAATAGAAATGTTTTCACTAAAACATGGAGCTTTTATTATTGTAAAAAATACTGTAAATGGTTTTACATAAGAATTTATTTAGGCTGGAAAATAAAGGGACTAAGCGGTAGGGCTATGATAGCTTTACATATCAATCCTTTCCGGCTAGCTGATTGAAAGGAGTAAAATTTATGGCACAATTAGGACTTTATGGTGGAAAAGTGACAGCAGGCGGAACAGATGGGGCTCTTTTATCAACAACAAACGCATTAAGATATGCCGCTGAGCGTGGCACTCTTGGTACACCTGTAACATATGCTTTGCGCTGCCCGATAGAAACGAATGTTTACAATGTAGCAATTAGCATCGGTGGTACAAATCCTGATTGGGTGGAGCTTTCGGCAGATGGGACTATTTGGGGTGCTTCAGTATCTTTTGATAATGTCGGTGATATAAACGTGTTGTTTTACGTGCGGGTCAATATCCCTGAAAGTGCCGGCTATAATCAGACCGTATTAAATAACATGGTGCTTAAATATCTGCAAACTGTCACGGAATAAAAGGAAGAGTTTAAACATGGAAGATAATATTTTTTACAATAATAAAATATTGAGTACACAAAAGCCTACATTCTGTCGCTAAGTAATCTGCTTACGTTGCTTACATCGTTATAAGCACGAATTTGAATTTAACAAACCATTAAATCTGGCAGAAATAAGCTGTCCGCATTGCGGAACACCGAAAGGAATAATTTTAACTGGGGAGTGATAAAGTGTCTCTAAAATTTTATATCAACGGCACGGCGGGGGAGAAGGATGGTCAACAAGTTACCGCCGAAAATCCTATTATAGCTGACGGACTGTTCCCGTCTGGCAGCGGAACAGCTACAAAAAAAGTACAAGTATTTATCAGAGCTGATGAGGGCGAAACATATAACAATGTCATGTATGGCGTTATAGTTGATGATTTTGCGAAAATGTCAATCGAAACACTGGCCGCGCCTACACAACAGATATACCCGCCTAGTAATTGGGTGTGCAATTTAATAAAGTCTGTGGGTGATACGAACGTAAGTATAAACCTACTTTTTAAGGCAAAATCAAGCGAACAAGAAGGCATTGATACAAGCGTCAAATTATACGCCTGCCCAATTGATTTTTCGCTTCAAGAAATGAGGTGATAATATGTCGAATCATTTACATTGGTATATTGATGCAACAATAGGAGCCAAAGACGGGACGGAAATAGATATTGCCGACGCCATAAACTTAGGCGCAGTAAATACGGCGTTTAAAATATCAACTACGTCAAGTAGTTATAAATATTGTCCACCAATAATAAAACCTCTGTATTTCCGCATGGAAGATGGGTGGCAAATTACCGAAGGAACGTTTAAATGTGGAAATGCTTTGAACAGCAACGCCCCGTTGTATATTGGCGCAGTAACTAGTAGCACAAATTTTATTCCGCAAATATTCACGACAGAATTGGCGGCAAAGCAAGCATTAGATGCAAATAACATCAGAATTTCGACTAGTAGCAGTGGCACTGCACTTACGATTACAGAAGCAAATAAAATTACAGATGTAAACCAATGTATATTATTAATGATATTGTTCGGCGGCGAACCTTCGCAAATAGGCGAATTGTACCCGCAAGATATTATTAATTTCAGCTTTTCAGAAACAGTAACAGCATAAAATGAATTATGGGGGTGTAATAATGCCCGAAACAGTTAGTATTAAAGGCTATATCACAGCTTCGCCTGACAAAGCGGCTTTTGTTTCAGCGGATACACGCCGAGAATGGGAAACATACCCGACAATTAAAGGCCATGTAACAAGCGTTCCTGACTCTAGCAAATTTATTGAGGGTGACACTGTTCGAGTAATTGGCGGGACTGTTGACGAGGTAACCGATATTTATACCTTCGAGCAGTTACAGGGTCAATTGACCAGGTATCCGTTTGAAGGTTTGCTATCATCTTTAGACAGTGAAAACACCTACATTACAGAAATCATAGTTTTGTCACCGGAGCCTGAGCCGATACCTGTACCAAGTAATCAGGAGCCTCTTATTACCGGCGGGGAATATGATAATCATATAGATCCCTACAGCCCTGAAATAAAATATGGGCATACGTTGTATCTTGATAAAAAATGGGATATAAGTGTTGATGATGCTGGTAATATTGCTACTACAAAAGGGGCTTATGCAGTAGCACAGAACGCAGCGAATAGAATCAGACTGTTTACTGATGATGCTTATTTTAATGCGACGCAAGGCATTCCACACTTTGATATCGAACTGGGGAAACGTCCTGATGTGTCGGAATCCATGCTTGTTAATCGCATAAAAAAAGCTGTTATGTCAATATCGGGGACGACTGGCTGCGAGCCAGTACTCGAATATGACGATGACGGTAGGCTGGTTGGTGGTAATGTAGTTATTACATTGGATGGCGGCACAACAGTAAGTGTGCTACTGTAAAAAATATTTTTGGACACTATAGCGACGATATAGTGTCTTTTTTATATCCATTTTGGAAAGGAGCAGGGATATGGCAATAATATTTAATCCTGATACCGGCTTTATGGCTGATGAAACCGGTGTGATACGTAATCAAATTGCAACTGACTGGAAAACTGCATTTAAAACTGATGAAAGTGCCCCAGAACTTAATACTGGTCCAGAAACGCCAGCTGGTCAACTGATTGATGGTATGGCTGCATTAGTTGCCGAAAAAGACGGCGAAATTTTACGCCTGGCCAATGGATTTAATCCTAAAACGGCCACCGGTATTTATCAGGATGCTTTAGCAGCAGTTTATTTTTTAGATCGGCAAGTTGCACAACCGACACTAGTAACATGCCAGTGCACTGGTTTACAAGGCACTATAATCCCTTACGGCGCCGTAGTGCAGGATGTTAATGGTTACACTTTTTATAATATTAACGCTACGACAATAGGTTCAAACGGTATGGCAGAGTGTATCTTTAGATGTAGCCAGTATGGACCAGTACAAGTTGGAGCAAATATTGTTAATAAGATTATTACTGTAATACCTGGTTGGGATAGTGTTAATAACGCTGCTGCTGGTGCTCCTGGGCGTGATTTTGAAACACAGGCTGAATTTGAACAGCGTCGCAGTGACAGTGTCGCTAAAAATGCACATGGACTGGCAGAAGCTGTTGAAGGGACGGTCGGTAATATAGACGGCGTTATCGCTTGTAGAATCGAGCAGAACCGCGGCGATGTGACAATAACAAAATATGGCGTAAAAATTCCGCCGCACAGCGTTTATTTGAGCGTTTACGGCGGCGAACAGGAAAAAATAGCTATGGCAATGCACGAGAAAATTGACGGAGGCTGTGGAACTACAGGAAACACGAAGGTAACAATTGCAGATCCTACTAATGGCAGTGAACAGGTTTATTATTATCAAAGTCCTACTGTTGTAGGAGCAGCAGTCAAGGTGATTTTAAAACAGACAGCGACAACACCTACTACCATTACTGCAGATATTAAAACTGCTGTTTTAGCTAATTTTAACGGCCAAACCGTGGATGAGCCGCGTGTAAAAATGGGTGATACTCTGTATGCCAGCCGTTTTTATAACTCGGTTACGAGTGCTGGCGTGAAAAATCTTTCATCTATAGAGGTTGCTTTTCCGTCAAACGGGACTTTCAGCGATGAGGTTGATGTTCCGCTGGATAATATGCCAACGCTGTCAGAGGACGACATAACGGTAATTTTGGAGGCTTAACATGGACTTTCATGGACAAGAAGATGTAAGGGCAAGCGATGATATTAGGTTGGAGCCGCAGCCGTATATCCAGTCTCAGTATGCGGCAAGTCCTGTGATTAATCAAATACTGGATGATTTCAGATCCAAAATTCGTCCGGAAACTGATATTCAGACTTTTTATAAAAACATGATGGATATTAAAACTGCTACCGGGGTAGGGCTGGACACATGGGGCAATATCGTGGGTATTGCACGCACTATTATTTTACAGGACGATACTAAAATAACGCTTGATGATGATTTTTACAGGACATTGCTTATGTATAAAGCTCTAGCTAATATTACTGATGCATCGCTTTATACACTAAACTACATGATCGATAAGCTGTTTCCACAGTATAATGCTATGGTTTTCAGCGTCATTATAGAAGCTCAGGACGAAAATGGTACTTATTATAATACCTATCCTATGCACGTTCGCTGGTTGTTTCAGCGATATTTAACAGATGAAGAACTGGCGCTGTTTAAGGTTGGTGGTACTCTTTGTATTGGGGCCGGAGTAGGATGGGACTTGTATCAGATCGATAAAGAAAATGTTTTTGGTTTTGCCGGCAGTGGGTTGCAGCCTTTTAACTGCGGTGTATTTGACCCTGTTGGAACAATAACGGAATAGAAAGGCGGTAAATTATGGCAACATTACCAGTAGTACAGGAACCAAGCAATCTTTTTAGTCGGCCTTTTGCAGATCAAGGCTTAAAAACTATACCCCCAGATGATAATGCTGGTACGGATGGGCGTGCTAGTTTAACACAGGGGTTTCCACCTATAACACAGGCAAAACCAGAAGCAGGCGGGTTGCCGCCTCAGAGAGCAGATTTTAATGGTGTGTATTATATGCTGTCAGCTTTTGCTTATTGGTTACAGTCAGGCGGTCAGTGGACGTATAAAAACAGCTTACGATACGCTCCTAACTGTATGGTTATTAATAATGGTATCAGCTATATGTGTATAAAAGAAAACGGCGTCGATACTGCAGCTGGCGTTGTAACACCCGGAACAGAGGGAAGCTCTGTTTATTGGCAAGAATATTTGGTGTGGCTTGGATCACTTACTGCTGATCAGATAAAGGATTTGGTTAATAGTGCAGTAGATGACGCTAAAAAGACACTGGTCAGTAGTCAAACATACTGTGGGATGACTAATCTTACTTTTAATGCAACGGTAGCAGCAAATACAATATCAGCAAATTGTACAAGTAATTTTAATCAAAATAGCGATTATGGCGAAAGTGGAAGCAATACTGTAACAATAAAAGTAAACGGTAATACTGTCGGCACTTTGAGTATGTCATGGAGTACCACTAAAGCAGGCTCAAAGGGGCACTATTGGGGGAATACTCATTCCTGGAGCGCAGCGAATACATTTACTTATGCTGTTAAACAGGGGGATACCGTTACGGCAACAAGTAGTGGTGGGAATAAATTTAATAGCTGCGCGATACAAATTACATTAGGTTAGAGGAGGCGGTAAAAATGAATTATACCAAAATATCACGTGCTGCATCTCTAAGGTCAGCGCGTATTGCTGCTGACATCCAGACTTTAATAAATAATCGGTCATACTATAAATTTCAGTATACACCGTTAACTGGACCACTACCAGGACTTAGCTTTGAGCAGCAGACAGAGGATGCTATAAACGATATAGGAAATATGTCTTATGGATCATATGAAATAGCAACTCAGGCTTTAACAACTGCAAACCAGGCGTATAATGCAGCACAATCTGCAATAGAAATAGCTAACCACGCTGAAACTACTGCTCAAAACGCACAGACTACGGCAAATAACGCCGCTACTGCTGCCGCCGGCGCTCAAGAAACTGCAGATAATGCGGCAACAGCTGCAGCCGAAGCCCAAACAACTGCAGATAATGCTGCTACGGCTGCAGCTGATGCCCAAACAACAGCTGATAATGCTCAAGCCTCCGCTAATACTGCTATAGAGAAAGCAACGGATGCACAGACAACAGCCGATAACGCACAAAATGATGCTACAAGCGCACTGGAAAAATTGAATAGAATTGAACCGATTGTAGACGAACTGCGCTATTATAACGACATTCCTGATGCTTTCGATTTTAATACGAAGACAGAGTTTGCACGAGAGTATATTCAGAGTACAGAATGCACAAATGCGCCTGTTCCTTCAAAGGGATGGTTAGATGTTGACGATGATTTTGACGATACTATTATCCGACATAAATTTATCGCAGACGTAGATGGGGCTTGTTATATGCGCTTCGGTACAATAGTGCCGGGTAGCAACCCTATTGAAGTTAGTAGTTGGACAGATTGGGTTAAATACGTTCTTGCAAGTGATTTGAATGGTGCTGTCGATAACTTGACAGAGCAGGTAACTGAGGTGTCTACTGCGCTGACGGCACACAAAGATGACCATAACAACCCGCACCAGGTAACTGCGGCACAGCTGGGACTAGCGACCGTATATAAATACAAAGGGTCCGTTGAGACATACGCTGACCTGCCGACCAGCGGCCAGCAAGTAGGCGATGTTTACAACGTCAAACAGGCAGACCCCGACCACAACATTGAAGCCGGTGATAACGTGGCATGGGACGGCGAAAAGTGGGATATCTTGGCTGGTGATACCGACCTTAGCGGCTATGCACAGCTCAATGCAGCTAACACCTTTACGGCGGCGAATACGTTCAATTCAAACATAGTTGTTCGCGCTGCTACCGCTGCTGGTAGTGCTGGTGTGATTACGCTGGGTGAAAAACCTTCTTCTAAAACTGCACAGTGTTTGATAAATGCAGCGGGCAACGGTAACCTCATTTTTCAAGCGTCTGAAAATGGGATAATAGGTTTACAATCCGGGTCGGTGTTGCAATGGTCCGTTGTATCGGACGAAGCAAATACAAAATCGTCTGCGTACCTACATTCTACTCTTGCTGCAACTTACACCCCGGCTACTGGCGTGGTATGGGAAGGCAACGCAAAAACAGCTACCAAACTTGCCACACCCCGCACTATCAATGGCGTACCGTTCGACGGCACGAAAGATATAAATATTGAAGCGGGTGGTGGTGGCGGCGACGTTACGGCGGAAGGAAACAATAACTTCACAGGCGTAAACACGTTCAATAATTCTACCAACTTCGGCAGTTATATAGCTATAGCAAACGGCGCAGGCAGTTCAGCGTCGGGTGTTATCAACTTAGGCCGTCTTAGTGGCAGTAATCAGCAAGGCGCAACTATAACCGCTGTATCTAACGGTAGGCTTGAAATATCGGCGGGTACGGGTGAAGGCGTAAAAATTCAAACGAAAGAAGAACAAACCGACGTAGATATTGCCACTTTTACGGAAGACCGAGTTACACTATATCCGAACGTATTACAAATTGGTACTATCGATTCAAATGTGAAAATTGCTACTGGTGCGGCTACTACCGGGACTTATAGTATGCAAATTGTAGAAGGGAATGTTCCTGTTGCAGAATTCAGGGCGTCAACTAATCAAGCAGCATTTGAAGCTACTGAAATAAAATTCAATTCCGCAGGCATAGCTGGCGCCAAGTGGTCAATCAAAAACAATACAACGACCATATTAGACTATGATGGTATGGCAATGCACTTGCGAACGGGGAACTCTGGCGTTGGCTTGGAGTTAGGCTCGGGCACTGGTGGCTGGGCTTTGCAGTGTCCTGCTGGTGCAACTGACGTAAGAGTTGCACGGAGGTTGTATGTGGGCAGTCAAGGGGGCGTTGGTAACGGCGTTATAAGTGCAGACAACAGTGAGCAATGCCTGTATTTCTGCGGAACTGCGGAAAATACATATTACTCGACGCCTAATACTGGTAATACTATAAGCTATCAAGCATCCGCAAACTGTTATCTGATTAACTGTTCTATAAATAATCCGGCAAGTTTAAACATGAATTTTTCAGGTATGGACTTCAAAGCGACGGTTGGTAGCGTTCCGTATATGTGTAAAACATTAACCTTCTGGATTGCTGTAGGTGCTACAGTGCCGACAGTAGCGTGGACGTTTCCGAATAACAGCGCGGTTTATTATCCAAAAGGTGTTGCGCCGGCATTAACTGCAAATGCTAACAATATCATAAATGTTATTGCAATTGTAGATGATACAGATAGTTTTAGTATACAGGTTTGTGACACTGTTGCATTGCCGTTTAGCGGTTAAAGAGGAGGATTTAAAATGTATAAAAAGGTAGTTTACACTTATTTAGGTAATACTTATGATAACTTTGATAAAATCAAGAAGCTTTTACCAAATATTTCGTGGCCGCTAAATCCGACCGATGAGCAATTAGAAGATTTTGGTGTTAAAAGAAGCGTTATTGATTTAGATTTGCAGGAAACGAAGACACAGAAAATTGCTGAACTTTACGCTATGTACGAAGCGGAACGCGATAGTCCAACTGAGTATAAGGTAGGCGATATAGTCTATTATTTTGATAGATTGGCATCTGATATCAATAAATTTAACTCAGCTTATAATGTTGCACTATTAAAAGGGGAAAATGGCTATGGAGTAAAAAATGCTGAAGGCGAAAGCTTATGGGTAATGCTATCAACTTCTGATTTTCAAAGTGTACTAGTTAAGTCAGCGGCAGAACAGTCAGCGGCTTATAACAAATTCTATAGTTTAAGGAATAAAGTGCAAAATAGTAGGTCCATTGCTGTTATAAAAAAAATAAAATGGTAATTAAAATTTGAAGAGAAGGGCGGAACAATTACGATGGATTTATCAAATTTCAATGCACTTGTTAGTTTACTGGTACTGATTATTACATGGCTTATTGTACAACCACTAAAGATAAGTCTTACGGCTCTGCAAATAAGCATTGATAAACTTGCTGATACTGTGGAACGAATACGCCGTGATGTTGAAACGAACAATATGGAAACGGCACGTGTAGATGAAAAGGCGGAAAATGCTTTAGCTCGTATTAAAACCTTGGAAAATCGTTTCCATAACATTGAGAATAAGTGTTGAGGTAGAAATATGTTTGAGAAAATAAAAAACTTAATAGTCAGTGCTAGAAATAAAGTAGCCTCAATGTCGCCAAAAATAATGGCGGTCATTGTAGGCTATTTTATTGCAGTAGTTCTTTTGATCTTTACTTATTATGCAGCTTGGCTTTACATGTGGCTGTGGCTAGATAAGATTGTTATGTCCGACTTGCTGGCGCTGATACGTGAGATTACAGGCCCCGCTATGGTCGCATTTGTGACGTTTATAGCTACGAGTTTAGTAGATAAAGATGGGGATGGAGTACCTGACAATTTAGAAAAGGAGATCGAGAGCAATGGTGACAAAAAGAATCACTTTAGATGAGCTGCGGCAGTTAGCAGCAAGGGCTAGAGGTAATATTGATAAGATCTATCTACACTGGTCAGCTGGTAATTATCACCAGTTTTTTAGTGACTATCACCTAAACATTGACAGCGACGGTGCCATTATGGCGACCACAGATGATTTGACAGAATATAAAGCTCATACATGGCGGCGTAATACAGGGGCTGTAGGTATCGCTTTAGCGTGCTGTGTAGATGCTGTAGCTTATGCTGATGGTCGTGTAGATTTTGGAAATGTACCACCGACAGAGTTGCAGATAGATAGCATGGCAAAAGTTGTAGCTGTACTGTGTGAAGAACTTGGATTGGACATTAATGCCGATACCGTAATGACACATGCAGAAGCAGCAGACTTAGATGATTATGGTCCGGCAACGACCTTTGAGCGTTGGGATTTATGGAAATTACCAGATATACCAGGCGACGGCGTGCTAAAGCCAGGCGGTGATGTTATTCGTGGCAAGGCTATCTGGTGGCATCATAATTGGTAAACTAACTATTTCAAAAATATAAACAGTTTAGTAGTCAAGTAATACTTGATAACTGGATGGAAGGAGGCTTGAATATGGATAAGGTTAAAGAGTATATCACTAGCAAACTTTTCTGGACTGGTATGATTATCGGCTTTGCTTTGGGAGCTATGCATAGCTGGTTGGGGCTGTAAATGCTCGTTTGAAATTCGCGCGAAACGAAGTGCTTTTACTTGACCGACGTTTTATTTTTGCCGGTCAAGTCACTGAAAATGGCTTAATCATGCGTTTTATTGAACTTGCTGGTAATTTGCTGTTTCTCATTTTTTCTCGTTCGGTTCTCGCGTGCAAGATGTCGAAAGTGCTTGTGCGAAGGTAGAGGTGATAATGTGTATGAAAAAATCAAATATTGGATATCTAATAATCGCTTTCTTGTCGGTATGGGTGTTGGCGCAGTTCTTTTTCTTGCCTGCTATCTGTTCAGCTACAGAATCAGTTTATCAGATAACGGAAATGGAACTAACGGAGTTAGAACAAAACTCGAAAAGGCAGTTAGCAATCAGCAGTCAATTAGCAGCGGAATTGCAGATAGCCAAAGAACGGTTGAAAGTATCGGATCAGGAATTGACCGAAGCCAAACTGCAGAAAGAGCTGCTGCAGAAGCAGTTGACCGAGCTGGAAGCCTTGTCGAAGAATCAAGAAAACTTGCAGAAAGAAATATTGAAATCCTTGCCACCATCCGCACCAGGGGTCCTACGGGAAGTAGGACTGAAAATTGATGTTGATCGCTATGTTATAGGTGCCAGCTATGGAGTGAGTCGTCGGATGGGTGGAAATTACATAGGATTGCGAGGAGAATATGACTGGAAGGACGATAAAGCCAGCATGTGGCTGACCTATGCGTACTAAAAGAGTAAAGGCCTACCAAGTTACGGTAGGCTTATTTTTTATATATTTAACAGGCTTTTGAAAATCGAAAAGATACTTCCCAGTATTTAGGATAAAAGCGAACAAAGTTCGTTGTATTGCTTCTGTTGTCCACCAAGTGAAAACTTAGAATCCATGCAGACTTTACGGTTTGCATGGATTTTTTTGTTGTATAGATAATGTACTGTCTCTTATACACATCTGACGCTGCCGACGACGCTAGAAGTGTAGATCTCGG